TTGCTTAGTTGTTCGCTCATTGTTGTCCTCGCACTCCCGGCAGTTGTTGTTTTCGTTCAGCGGCACGTTTTGCGCGCCGCAGTTCCAGCAGTCGCAGCGGTTGAAGTAGTCAGAGCTTGTTGATGGCGCGGGCATCGTTGATCCGTTCCTCGGCATGGGCTGCGGTGTATTCGGCGAAGTCGCTGGCACCATCGGCAAGCACAGTGCCGTTTATAGCGTCTTGTTTGGCCGTCAGCGCCAGCAAACGCGCATTGTTTTCGCGGCGAATCGTTGCCATCAGCACGTCGAACTGGCGCACGGCGGTAGAGGTGCGTCCGAGAATGTGCATCGTCTGCGTTTGCAGGTCGGAAAGGTCGAGCAGAATACGTCCGGTGGTCGTCATTTCAATCCTTTAGGCGCAAAAATACCGCCGCGCCATTGAGACACGGCGGTGTAGAGGTTCACTACTAGGAGACGGAAGCTGCGGTTAGCTTCCAGTGGTCCGATTCGCTGGCAAATCCTCCCCAGGAAATGTCATCCAGCGTGGTCGGACCGCTGCAAGCGCCTGTCTCCCAACAGGCGGCAGCGTTGTATTAGCGCATAAACACCCCCGCGCTAAAGTATCCCAGCAGCGTGCCGACGATACCAGATCCAATCGCCATGACCGCCATCATTTTGCCATCGCGCATCAGGCGAGCTTCGTGCAAGCGGTTGTCGATGGACGCGCCGCTTTGCAGGTCAGTCAATTGGCGACGGAGCGCCTGATTTTCGCCGCGCAGCTTTTGCGTAGCGTGCTGCACTTCCATTTCGATGAGGCGGTTGACGCTTTCCATGTTCAAGCGTGCGCTGGCGTTGGTGACGGTCTGAGTTGTGCTGGTGTTCATTTGGCGGCTGCTTTCCGAGTGGCTTTGGATGTCATCGCAACGACGGCCATTTCAGCGGCGGCGGTGAGTTTCATGTCGCGTGCGGCGGCAAAGAGTTGCAGAGCCCGGTGGCTGCTGGGGCTGATGTAGATTGGCCGTTTGGCTGGCGTCGGTGACTTCATATGAACCAATCGTAAACCATGGCTTGGCGACTTGCAAGAAAAAAGTTTTTATTTTTTTGCGTTGCGATTTACGGCGGCTGTCTTTATAGTTGAGGTCATGGATTATAGATCGTTCCTGGATGGGAAACACGTCGAACCGCAACCATCCGGAATTTCCGGAGAGTTCGACTTGAACAGCAAGCTATTCGGCTTTCAGCGGCAAAGCATCACGCGGGCGCTTAACGCTGGCAAGTTCGCGCTTTTCACAGAGTGCGGCAGCGGCAAGACCGCCATGCAATCGGAATGGGCCAGGCAGGTCTGCCAACACACTGGCGGCGACGCGCTCATACTGGCACCTCTGGCCGTTACTGCACAGACTGTCGCCGAGGGAGCTAAGTTTGGCATCGAGATAACGCAGTGCCGCAGCCAGAAGGACGTGCGGCGCGGCGTCAATGTCGCCAACTACGACATGCTAAAGCACTTCGACGCGGGCCACTTCGACGCGATTGTCTTAGACGAGTCGAGCATCCTAAAAAACTTCACCGGGGCAACGCGGCGGCTGCTACAGGATTCCTTCGCCAGCACGCCCTATAAGCTCTGTTGCTCGGCTACCCCGTCTCCCAATGACCACATGGAGCTTGGCAACCACTCCGAGTTCCTGGACATCATGAGCGGCGGACAGATGCTCATGCGGTGGTTCCTGAACGACACAATGAAAGCGGGCGGCTACCGGCTCAAGGGACACGCTGAGGCCGACTACTGGCGGTGGGTGGCGTCGTGGTCAGTGTGCATGGAAAAGCCGTCAGACCTGGGATTTTCTGACGACGGGTGGAATATGCCCGAGTTGCGCATCCATGAGGAGATCGTCTCCGTCGATCAATCCATCAACGCCAACGGCCAACTCTTCCGGGTGGCAGACGTTTCAGCGACTGGCTTGCATCGGGAGATGCGACTGACGGCACCGGACCGGGCCGCGCGCGTTGCTGAGATCATCGGCGACTCCAAAGATCCGTGGTGTATCTGGTGCAACACGAACTACGAAGCGGACGAACTCATGCGCGTGATCGACGGCGCTATTGAGGTGCGCGGCGACGAGCGCACGGAAGCGAAAGAGGAAAAGCTGCTTGGATTTACGAACGGCGCGTTCCAGCGCATCGTCACGAAGCCGAGCATCGCGGGCTTTGGAATGAACTGGCAGCACTGCAATAAGCACATCTTTTGCGGGCTGTCCTACTCCTACGAACAGTTTTATCAGGCCGTGCGCCGGTCCTGGCGCTTCGGGCAAACGCGGCCGGTTGACGCCTACATGGTCATCGCGGAAACGGAAGGGACGGTTCTCAAGACGATACGCGAAAAGCAAAAAAAGCACGAAGAGATGAAAGCGGCCATGGTTCATGCGATGGCGGCAATTCAAAACGGTACCGGGCGGCGGCAGCTTGCTTCAGCCATTGGCACAAAGAAAATGAATCTTCCGAGGTGGATCTAATGAACGTGATTTTAGACGAGCGGCACGGCCGCAACTGGGCGCTCTACAACGGCGACTGCTGTGAGGTCATCAAGGGCATACCCGAAGAGTCAGTAGACTTGACGGTCTTCTCGCCGCCATTCTCCAGCCTCTACACCTACTCCGACTCCGAGGCCGATATGGGCAACTGCGCAAGCGATGAGGAGTTTTTTGCGCACTTCGGATTCCTTGCGCCGGAACTGCTTCGCGTGACGACAACGGGGCGGCTGTGCGTCATGCACGTCAAAGACCTGCCGACGTACCGGAACAGCGACGGGGCGAGCGGCTTGCGGGACTTTCCCGGTCAGTGCATCGTCGCCATGGAGCGGGCTGGTTGGACGTTCCATAGCCGGGTGACGGTGTGGAAGTGCCCGGTCACTGAGCGGGAGCGGACAAACAACAACGGGCTCTTGCATAAGACCGTGATGCGCGACTCTTCGCAGATCCGGCAGGGCATGGCCGACTATGTGCTGGCGTTTCGCAAGACGCCTCCCGGCGACAATCTCAGCGTCAAGCCGATTGAAAGGCCGAAAGGGTTTGAGCGGTACATCGGCGACACGGCGCAAGACCCGCGCGAGACTGACCAGCATCCCTCGAAGTACGCCCGCAAGGGCCGCGACGGGCGGACCAGCGTGGAGATTTGGCGGCGGTACGCCGAGCCGGTGTGGTGGGATATCGACCAAACCGACGTGCTGAACTTCCGCATCGCCCGCGACGAAAAAGACGAAAAGCATATTTGCCCGCTGCAGCTCGGGTTGATTCGCCGATGTCTGGAGTTGTGGTCATCGCCGGGGGATGTCGTGCTGTCTCCGTTCGCCGGCGTCGGTTCTGAGGGATTTGTCGCACTGGACGAGGACCGCAAGTTCATCGGTATCGAACTGAAGCCGGGTTACTTTTCGACGGCTGTAAAGCATCTGGAGAGCGCAGAAGCATATGCTGGTGCGCAGCAAGGGCTATTCGATGCCGTCGATTGAACACGCCATAAGCCAGCAAAGGTCATGCGCTGGCCGTTGGTGGATTGATGACGAGCATGCTGGCGCGTGGGCTGGTCTTTGCGATTGGCTGATGGAAGAATGTTTGATGGAACAGGAGAGAATCATGAGCTTCGGCTGGAAGCGAATCACGGCGAACGTCTGGCGGCTTGACGAGTGTTGGCAGGTCGTTGAAGAACGTCCGGGCTGCTGGCGCGTTTATCGTGGCGACAAGTCGATAGGCGACTGGGTGGACACAGTGGCGCAGGCCATGGAGCTTGCCGAGCGCCTGAAGCGGGATCAACCCGCAGTATCAACCAACCCCGGCAACGGGCAATAAGGAGCAACATGAAAACCATCATCACCGCCGCCATTTTCGCGGCCTCACTGACCGCGCAGGAACCTGACTGGGGGCGCATCATCGATCAAAACCAGAACCCGCACCACCCGCACCACTACCACCACGAGGACTGCCCGGTCTCGCCCGTGCCGGAGCCGGGGGCCTACATCCTCGTCGGCCTCGGTCTGGTCGGCGTGGCGTGGTACCGGCGCCGGAAATAGTGCTGGAAAAGCAAT